TTTGACATCGCGCTCAAGGCGCTTCTCTTCGACAGCCTTGTCGATCCGCTCGCGTCGCTCTTGAACCTCGCGGCGAGCCTTATCATCCTCCGTCTGCCTTGCCATGAGCGGTCACTCCGTTTCGATGACCGCTATGTTGTATCACCACTGGTCAATTAGTCCACCGGCACGCCGGCATGCGGCAGGTGCACGCGTCTCTTGCGCCGCAGTGGGGGCAGTCTCCGATCAGAGCGGAGACCTGCAGCGCCAGGTCGCGGCGGTCGATCACGTGCAGCAAGGCGTTCGCCAGCCGGCGGCCATCGTGCACGGTCCGTGTTTCCTCGAAAGCCTCAAGCTCCAGCAGCAAGCCGTACTGCCCTACAGTGACGGACCGTAGGGCTTGGGTGAGTTCGTAGACGGCAGCGGCAGGCCCAACCCGCCGCAGATGGTCCGGGGCGTCATCGTCGGTCATGCCGAAATCTCCTGACGATGGCGGGCGCAGACCGAACAGGTGCATTTCTGCTCACCGATGCCGAACACGGCATTGAGGACGGAGCCTGCCGACGCGAGGCAGGACACCAGCGCGAGCCAGCCGATGGCGAGCATCAGGTAGGACGGCGACGCCTGCAGGTGCAGGATATTGACGGCGATCCACCCTGAGGCGACCGCGGTCAGAAGTTCCCAAATCAGCTTCATGTTGTATATCCTCATGACGTTTCGAGTTACCCGGCTGGGACCGACAGTTGCATGCCTTGGCATGCAAACGACGACAGTTGCATGCGTTGGCATGCAACTGTCGGGTTAGGCTACTACCTTACGATTCACGCAGTACACACGGCCGTTCCTCTGCTGGGTGCGGATCTCGGCATTCTTGCAGATGGCAGTTAGCGCCAAGCCGAACGACACCTTGTCCATCGGCGCGATGGGCGGCTCTTGCTGAGCGCACCACGCATGGAACCCCTTCAGCATCTCTCCCCAATCGGCCGTCTCTCCCGAGGCCTCCGGAACATGCGCGGCCATGTAGGAGATCAGGGGCTTGGCATCGATCTTGGGCCGTGTAGGCGAGTCTCCTTTCGCGGACGAATTCGGCGGCGGCCGGACTGGCTTGCGCGGCATGTCCACCACGTTGCTGGCGCGCGGCGCCGTCGGGTTCGGCCGGACCAGTGGCGTAGGGTCAGACCGGATGGGTTCAGCCGGCTTTGAGTCCACGGTAGTGCGCGGCGCGGCGGGCGCTTCCTCAAAGCTGAAGTCGCATCGGATGCCGATCGTCAGGAACGCCGCTGAGAGCCACGATGCCAAGATCGGTATGAACAGCGGCTGCCATAGCCGGACTTGATCCTCGGTGACCATGCCGCCTGTGTAGCCGCTGACCCTGGAGGCCAGCGAGTCCACGCTGGCACCGCTGCCGGCAGCGATCGCCGCGCGCGCCTCCCTCACAGCCTTTTGGTACTTCGCGAGTTCCTTCGCCTTCTCTTCCTCGCCTTCCAGCGAGGCCACGGTCGTGCACAGGACACGGCTCGCCTTCGCCGTGGCGTCGCTGCACTTGCCCGACCTAGCATAGAGCGGGTCTAGCTTCGATTTGGCCAGCTCCGTCTGTATGTCGGCCAGAGCCCGGACCGTGCCGAGCTTGCGGATCTCCGCTTCCGCTTCCGCCTTGTTCTGCTTGGCCAGTTCCAGGGCGGCGCGCCCCTTGTTGCGGTCCTTCTCCGCTTCGTCCGTGCCGGCGCCCGTGCGCTGCAGTGCTGCCATCATCACCACGATCAAGGCCAGCGGCAGGGCAAGCCAGAGAGCCCGCCCTAGGCCTCGCCAGCCACGCCGGCCGGCTATGTCGGCAACTGGCGGGATGAACGGCACGGCTGCTGCGATGCCCGACCCCATCAGAACCACGTAGTCGAGCCCGCCTTGCTGGGCGACGAAATAGCTGTAGGTGCCGTAAATCTCGCACACGGCGAAGAACCCGCCGAACAGCACACACAGCACTCCGGCGGTGCTGGGGCTCCACTTCATTGCGCAGACTCGCTCTGTTCCTGCAGCTCAAGGTGCCGGAAATAGTGCTCTATCGCGTCGGCGACAAACGCCTTCATTGGCATTCCCCAGTTCGTCCGCGCCTGCATGACCATCTGTTTGACGTGCGGGGCAACATCCACGTTTAGCGGCTCCTGAGGCTCCCTGTGCGATACCCTGTTGCGGCGGCCATCGGTCGGCTTGACGTGTTTCTCGGCCTTGGCGCGGCTCTTGACGGTGTTGCCGCCGGTCTTCCTGGGCGCTGCCTTGCGGAGCGCGGCCAGGTCGTTCATGTCGAAATCAACGTCAACGTCGCTCATGTCGTCACCTTGGCAGGCTTGGAGACGTTGGCGAGGCGCTTGACCGACTTCCAAAGAGCGTCCACCTCGGCTTTGCAGAACGAGGCCGCTTTCTTCTCCTGGTGCTCGGGGCCTGTCTTGCCGGCTAGCATGGCGCCTACGTAGGCGGCGCGGTAGCTCAGGTGCTCGTCGAGCACCTTGCCACTGTCGGTCAGGTACGGAACGGCCGACTTGGTCAGCTTCCACGAGCCATCCCAGTGCGTGATCAGGAAGGCGAACGGCTTCCCGTACTGTTCGCACAGCTCTACGGCAGGGTCGATACTCTCCAGGTCTATAGGCGACGGGCGCACCGGTATCACCACCAAATCGGCCGCGGCGATGCCGGCCTCGATCAGGTGCATGAGAGCCGGCGGCGTATCCAGAAAGATCCATTCCCAGCCGTGCGACTTCAGCAGCTCCACGTCCTGGACGGCGTTCTCGACATTGTTGAACAGCCTAGGGTTCAGAGGTTCCTTGCGCAGCTCCCACCAGCGCGCTAGCGCCTGCTGGGGATCGAGGTCGATCATGGCGACCCGGCCGCTTTCCTGAGCCGCACACACGGCAAGGCAGGCCGTCGCGGTCGTTTTCCCGCAACCACCTTTGGACGATGCCAGGGCAATAGCTTTTGGCGTCATAGTTGTATCTCCGATACGCTCACACCCTAGGCGCCTACCTAGGACGCAACCTCCGTGCCTAACTTCCCCGCCTATCATCGATCCTAGGCGCCAACCTAGGCTCATATCTACGCGCCTAGGTGCTACCTAAGTACAGTCCTAGGTTCACGCCTACCTAGGTTCCTAGGTGCAACGTAACTCACGGGAAACCCTCGCTCATTTGCGGGAAACCTTGTCAGACCTAGGCTTGTGACCTAGGGCGATTGCCAGCAGCTGGCGCACGGCCTCAGACCGGTTCCGCAGCCGGTTCTCGTGCCAATACTCGTCAATGGCCTCGACCAGCTCGGCCGGGATCGGCGTGATCAGTCTCTTCATGGGTTCGCTCTGTTCCATGATTCGATCATTCTCACGGTTCGCATCCGATGTCAAGTGTATGTCGCCAACATATCCGGCATTTACATATCAGCCGAATCTGATACTGTGCAAAACCTGTGGATATCAGGTCTATATGCAACCTGATTGAGCGTACCCAGAAACGAAAACACCCCGCACGGCGGCGGGGCGATTGCGTCAGCGAGAGCTGCTAAAGCTGAGAGATTGGTTGGCACCGTCTCGATAGCAGCTCGACCGCTGATTCGCAAGACGCTACCGGCTTGCCGTGCGACAGCCTGGAGCTGAGACCATGCGGTCTATCGGCAGCGTGCTCGCGCGCACACCTGAATTGTCACGGCGCCGTGACAAACGACAATATCGAGGCGGCGCCAGTTTCGTCGGCGACCCGACCCGGATCTCGACGCCGCTCAATCGAGACGAGCGCGGCCGGCTGGTCCGGCAGGCCGAGCAGATCGAGCTGAGGTCCAAGGGCAAGGGCCAGCGCAACGGCATCCTGGGCCAGACCGGCCTCGCCGTTCTCCGCGTCCTGGTGTTCAAGTTCTCCAACCGCCTCTCCGGCCTGTGCATCCCGTCCTACACCTCCATCATGGAGGCGACAGGGTTCTGCAGGCAGACCGTGGCGAAGGCAATCCGAGCCCTGGAGGCCTGCGGCCTGGTCAAGGCGGTGCGGCGCCTGGTCCGGCGGATGATCGACGGCGTGGTGCGCGCGGTGCAGGGATCGAACGTCTACAGCTTCAGGCTGGGTGGGACTGTGCAACTCCAATTTTCACGCCAGCGTGAAAACCTGCCGAGGTCGTTCCCAAAGCCCAGAGCGTTCCTCGATCTGCTCGTCGGCATGCGCGGCAGCAAGTCTACCTGCTAGGCGGGAACCACAAACACCAATCAACCCCAGCAGCGAACGGAGCTAGACGAGTAGGGTCAAGAGGGTTTTCAGGGGGAGAAGCTTAGAAGGTCGAGCCATACCACGGGGTATAGCTAGGTACCAATCAGTCAGGTTGCTACCGACCTAGGTTCCTAGGACAGAACACACTTTGCAATGCAAAGTCGCTCTCGATCTTGTGATTTGAAATTCAGCCTGGGTTGGCGGTTGGGGCTTGCAACCGCAGACGGAACAGTCCATCTAGTGACGTTGAGTTCTCAGTACGCGTAAAGGCCGGTGCCGCAGTCAGCAGCTACCGGCCTGTGTTGTGTCGAGCTGCAGTTTCCCAGCCGCTAGCTCGTCGTCGTCATGAGGTAACCGAGTCCCACCCAGTTCGCGACCTGAGACGCAAGGAACCGATCACATGCATGGTCTGACAGGATCCGCAGAATCCGTCAACCCAGAATTCGCCTCCCTCTACACCCCGATCGACTAGCGACCGTCTCCAGCCGGCGAGTGCCGGCGTGTGTGTGACGTGCGCTCGTCGGTAAGGGTGAAAGCCTAGACGGCAGGGGCGCACGGTGCGAAGCCGGCGACTGTGGGAATCGAGACCAGCCGGGGGTCACGTCCGCAAGGGGGACGAAGGCCATGGGAGACATCCGGGTCATACCGGACAGGACCATGGTGCCCAACTCGACGCCGGCATCGGCGCTAAAGAAATGGCCCCCGACCTTGGAGGCGATGCAGCCGAGGTGGAGTGTAGGTGACGGCCTCAGCTCTCATGCTGCCCATCACCGAGACGCCACCTCCCGCCAATCCAGGGGCTCTTCCCCGCAAGGGGCGACGAGGCTCAGCCGACGGTTGATGCCAGAGCCAGGACCCCCCGCGTGAGCCGAGACATCGGCCATGCGGTAGGGCGTCCTATGCTCAGTCTCGGAGGTCTTGCACTCGGGTTGATGACCCTTAGAGAGTAAGTAAGACAGAGAAGAAAGAGGGAGTAGGGGTTAAAAAAAAGCATCTGCAACTCTGCGAGCCTCAGGCCAGCGGCAGCGTCTACAACGTATCATCGTAACTCATAGCTGCGTGTTACAAACTGACGCAGGCTGTAATTTTGGGTTCGCGCCTCTTGACGACTATGTAACTCGTAGCTATATGTTACGCAGTGAGCGCGTCATGAGCCGAGAGGCAATTCCCAAATGGCAAAACGTTCGCCCGACACCATCAGCGTGAAGGCAAAGCCCGCAACCGGATCGGCGGCTGGCTCGATCGCAGCTCTGTCTATCATCAAGCCTGAATTCACCCTGATCGACATGGAGAGGTTTGCTCTGGAGGCTTGGGGAGAATTCGGGATGCACGTCGTCAAGCGCTGGTCGGAGTTCAATGACCGGTTCTTTGGTGGCGAGCTGCACCCCATACCTCTGGTGCTGACAAATACTCAACCCTACGGCAGGCGTCTGGCGTTCTGCTCTCACAACCCTGACGGTCCGCATCATCGCACTATCACGGTGAACGTTCCGTCCTACCGCGGCAAGCCGGCGCCAGCCACCTACCGACTCCTAGCAGACAACGGAGTGCTCGTGCACGAGATGATCCACCAGCTCCTGCAGCAGCGCGGCGAGAACAGTTCGCACATGTCGGACGGATGGCGTGCTGAGGTCATGCGCCTGACCGAGCAGATCGCCGGCCGGCGGATCTGGGCAGGTCGATCCAAGACCATGCGCGTCGAGGGTGACGACGGCAAACGCTCCAAGATCATCCGGGCCAATGAGGACGGCCCCAACGGGGAGAAGTCGCTAGGGCAGGATGAGATCGCCCGGTGGCCGCACACAGTCGGTATCACGCTCGGACATCTCGGCGCGCAGACCGAAGTCGTCACCAAGACCAAGCGCACTCAGAAAGCGAGGGCATGACAATGGCAACGCTCACAATCCCAGTATCTGAGTACACCGCAGCAACCGGCCACGCGGACGTCATGCGTAGGCCTCTGTGCCAGTGGCTCAAGCGAACGCGCTATATCGAGCCGGAATGGGTCGGAGGTGTCTCGATCCACATCCCTACTGCCACGATCCATGTTGACTGGTTCCCGCCGGCCGATGTTTTGAAAGGTCGGGCGCGATGACCCGGACTATCCTCAGGATCTGGCTGGTCGCGCTGCTCACCACCTACGTGGTGGGCGGATCTCTGGTTCTGGTATCTCCTAGGTTCCTACCTATTGACATAGATAGGAAACTGTCCCATATATCACCGTAATTATGGGACAGTATCCAGATGGCATCTAAGACCACGAGACCGCGCGGGTTCGCACCCTGGAACCCAGAGCCCGCCAGCTTGGCGATCGTCGAGCAGATCAAGGCTGTGCTGGTGGAATATGAGGACTACCTGCCGCTAACCATGCGGCAGGTGTACTACCGGCTTGTGGGCACGCGCGGCTACGCCAAGACGGAGAAGGCGTACAAGCAGCTCCTGGAGATAGCCAACCGCGCGCGGCGGTCCGGGCTGATCGAGTTCGGCGACATCCGAGACGACGGCATCAGGATCGAGCGGCCGTACATGCTGAAGGACTTCGCCCACGGCATCAGGAACATGGTGGCCACGGCGAAGTCATATCGCCTCGACCGGCAGAAGGGTCAGAAGGTCCGGCTCATGGTCATGTGCGAGGCGGCCGGCATGGTGCCGCAGCTCGTGCGCGTCTGCGATCCCTACAGCATCTCTGTGCAGTCGAGCGGCGGCTTTGACAGCGTGACTGCCAAGCATGACCTTGCCCGCCAGCTGGTCAAGGACGGCTCGACCATAGTGCTGCACATCGGCGACCACGATCCGAGTGGCGTGCATGTGTTCTCCAGCCTCGATGAGGACGTGACCGCGTTCGTCCAGGCGCAAGGCGGAGACGTGGTGTTCAGCCGGCTTGCGGTCACCCCGGAGCAGATCGAGCGCATGAGCCTGGAGACGGCGCCGCGCAAGAGCACGGACAACCGGAGCTTTCGCGGCGTAGGCGATGACCCTGACGCCACGGTGCAGGCTGAGGCGATACCGCCCGACGAGCTGGCGCGCATCGTCGAGGACCGGATCACCAGACAGATGGATATGGAGGCCTATCAGGCCGTGCTCGACCTGGAGGATACGGAGCGGGCGCGCCTGGTCACCAAGGTGCAGCGCCGCCCAAGAGGGCGACCCCGCCTCGATCTGTCAGAGGCGCGCGACACCATCATGTCTGCGCCCGAATGGGCATCGGTCAGGGACATCGCCGAGCAGACGGGCCTGAGCAAGAGCACGGTGCATCGCCTGTTCAAGCGGAACAAGGTCACCCCTGGAGGCATCAGCGGCAGACCGAGGAAGCCTAAGCCGACCTGAGCTACTTGCCGGCCGGCTTCTCGTCCAATCTCGCGAGGTGCTCGCGAATAATCCTGACGATGTACGTCGACAGCGAGATCATCTCCGCGTCGGCAAGCCGGCGTAGCTTCTCCTTCATGCCGAAGGCCATCCTGACGTTGACGGTGCTGTCGCGCTTCGCGGCCATGCGGTGTGCCTAGTCTGTGCCAATTGACGCCGCAAGCGCTCACACGTAACACTTGCGGTCCGGAATGGTCCGGTTGTGTTATGTGCGGAGTAGCAGCGTGACGACGACGGGGAATGCTCCCGAGGTTACCCGGGAGAAGCTGACGACACTGGTTCTTCAGTCTGGATCCGTCCTAGTGGGCGATCCGAGAGCGCCGATCGAGAACGGCGCGCGCGTGATTGTCACGCTATGGGACGGCAGGCAGTTCGATGGCCATGCCTGCGTGCCGAGCGCCAAGGGCGTCACGTACAAAGTCCGACTCTCGACCGGCGGTATCTTGCGGCGCATGCGGAGACATACCCTAGCGAGAGTCATTCAGGAGATACCGCGGACGAATCAGACGAGCCGCGGCTGACAAAAAACACGCCTACATGCAAGAGTAAGTCGGTGCGGCAGAGTGTCGCATCGGCTCTATACTTGATAGTCCAAGTACAGCAGCAAGAAATACTCAAGTAAATCAGGCACTTATCGAAAGCAAAACGAGCACTATACCACACGCAGACCAAGTCATGCAAGCCCGAACTACTTGACACATACAACAATTTCGACTATATATATAGGGGAGATGTAGCGCGACCCGCTTCCTTGCCGGGTTTGCGCGCAAGCGTCTCTGTTCGTTCCGGTTGCTCATGCCGGTGCTTCCGAACACGTCGGCGACCCAGTGGGACGGGTCGCCGACCCCGGAGGCTAGGCATCCAAGTAGGGCGCGTCGCAGGAACAAACCTAGGTTCCAAAGTAGGATCCTAGGCCCAGCGTACAAACCGGCCATCCCAGTGGCCTTCTTGGAAGTCGTCATGAGCATCGAGGAACATGAAACGGAAGACATCGGCCCTGGTGGCCACCAACGCGCACGTGCTGCGCGGTCAGCTAGAATTCGAGTTTCAGTCCAGCACGAAGGTGAAGCAGATCGGGCTCACTCAGCAGCGCCTAAGGGAGCTTCTGATGTACGATCCTGAAACCGGCATATTCACCTGGCGTGTTCGGCGCGGCGGCACGGCGAACGCCGGCACAGTCGCCGGCAGCACTGACACTACCGGCCATCTCCAGATCAAGATCGACGGGAAGCTCTACCTCGCGCATCGGCTCGTGTGGCTGTACGTCCATGGGTACTGGCCATCGCTTGAGATCGATCACCGAGACGGTGAGAAGCAGAACAACAGGCTGAAAAATCTCCGCCTCGCGACGAGCGCGGACAACAGCAGGAACACGCCAGCCAAGAACACCAATACCAGCGGCATCAAAGGCGTGTCGTGGTTCAAAGGCCGGTGGGTCGCCCAAATCAACGTCAGTGGCAAGAAGTTCTATCTCGGCCGCTTCGTGGAAAAGGAATCCGCAGGGCTCGCTTACGCAGAAGCCGCGCACAGGTATCACGGCGAATTCGCGAGAGTCGCCTGATGTGGTTCGCGATCATGTCTCACCCGAGGCGAGAGGCTGCCGCAGCTCAGGAGATGCGATCTCTTGGGCTGGTGGCGTTCTATCCCTGGTGTCGAGTTCGGAGGAACAGACGGCAAGGTAGGCAGGTGGTCACACAATGGCTCGCAGAGCCGTATTACCCGCGCTACCTGTTCGCCGACTGCTCGCTCTCCGACATCCACAAGATCAACGCCAACAGGTACGTCTCGCGCGTGGTGCAGTTCGGAGAGAAGCCGAGCATCATCCCGGATGACGTGATGACGATCATCATGGCCGGCGGCAGGTCGGATGGCCTAATGGGCTCGAAAGACGAGATCGCCCGCGCACGGTTCAAGGCGGCCGAAACGGTCAAGTTCGTGCACGGCAGCCCGATGGCTGGCGTCATCGCACGGATCATCGCCGACGACGGCCAGCGCGACGTGCAGGTCCTGGTCATGAACCTGATGGGTGCTGACCGTGAAATGAAGGTGCCAGCGTCATCGCTGGAGCTGGTTACTGCGTAACGATCGACCCTGACCCCGGTTTGGCTCAAGAATTCTTGAGCCAAACGGACAGCTCAGGGTAGGTCCGGCCGATATCGAGGCCTGAAGGCAGAGGACGCCAAGTCCCTGCCTGTCTTTACGCAACCGGATACATCACATGGAACGCTCCAGGGTTGTACGGCTGGTCCGCACCGTCGACTGCGTCGGGCACGACGAGCACGGGTATAAGACCTACGCGCCTGTCGGTATGGCCGTCAGAACGGAGCCGGCAGGAGCATCGCCCAAGATGAGCGTGCAGAGCGCCGCAAAGGTGCTCTCTGTCATGTTCGCGGAAGGGGCATGACCATGTCGAGAACGCGCGCACCTACTCAAGAGCCAGAGAACGTCATGCCCAAATGGCTCCCCCAGATCGTGTTCGCCGTGGTGGTCTACAGCCTCGCCATCACCTTCGGCGGCGCCTGGTGGGCGGCCAGCCAGAGCGCAGCCATCGCCGCATCTCGAGACATCAACGCGCGCCTCGAGGCTGATGTCCGTTCCCTGCAGAGCAAGTCGGATCGGCTCGCTGTCCTGGAGGAGAAGATTGGACAGATCAGCAAGACCCTGGAGAAGATGGAAGCCGCAATGAGTCGGCAACCTATCCGAGGGAAATCATGAGGATCATCGTTGCAGGTTTCGTCGTGGCTCTGGCCGGATGCAGCCATGAGCCAGACCTGATCGACATTGCAAACGCCGGCATCAAGGATGCTCAGGCAAACTACGACCGAGACTACAGCCCCAAGGCCTTGAAGGCTGCACAAGACCGGGACATCTCAGCCGCTCAGAAGTACGCCGCAGAGCAGAGAGCCAAGTGGGATCGTGACCACCCCAACCAGGTCGCATTTGCCAAGACGTTCTGCGCCAAGATGCCGATCGAGCGCGACGCATACGCCGCTGAGCTGTGGGATCGGGAGAGCACCACACCGGGAAGCAGGTTCACCAGCTACCGCTCAGTGCGGTTCAGGCTCTACCGCAATACCGGATGCTGACATGAGCAGGGACGATAGGCGCTCACCCGAGGCCAAGACCTATCGTCGGATGTACAAGTCTGCACGCTGGCAGAACATCAGGAAGCAGCAGCTTGCCAAGCACCCATTGTGCAACCGGCATCTTCGGCAGGGCAGAATAGTCAAGGCCACCACGGTGCACCACGTCGAGCCCCATCGTGGCGACGAGGCTAAGTTCTTCGGCGGTCCGTTCGAGTCCCTATGCGATAGCTGCCACAATTCCGATGCGCAGCAACAAGAGGTCCGAGGCTACAGCACCGAAGTAGGGCCAGACGGCTGGCCTTTAGACAGCAATCACCCCGTCCACAAGAAGCCCTAGCAGGGCTCAGGACAGGCGCCAGCCCTAGCCCTACCCACCCCTAATCCAAGATTACGATGCCCGTCAGGCCTGAAATCTAGGTCTTGGGCGTGAAATCCTGGAACGGGGGGGCATCATCGCTGAAATCGAGGCTCACCTCGGGACCGGCGGTGGGTCTCTAAAACTCAACGCCACACTTCCCAAGTCCGACCGGCAACTCATGGCATATCCACGCACGCCGCTGGCGAAAGCCAAGGCCACAGGTCAGACCGCGAAAAATCCTGCGCGCTTCAAAGAGCGCAAGGAACCGGCATCGCGTCCACTGGGGAAACCATCACCCTGGCTTACCGAACGGGAGCAAGAGGTGTGGGAGGCGTTTCGACGTGAGGTCACATGGTTGACCGAGGCTGATCGCAGCACCGTCGAAAACGCCTGCACGCTGCGTGCCCGCATCTGGGATGGCGAACGAGACGAGAAGGTAATCGGCCGACTGCAGAGCTGCCTCGCTCGCATGGGCGCGACGCCGGCCGACCGGACGAAGGTATATGTCCCGCAAGACGACGAAGCCGACCCGGCCGACGAGTTCCTCCAGTAAGCGCAACCGCGCTGCCAATGAGCCGCTAGATCCAGCTACCGCGTACGCGGTGGCCGTGCTGCGTGGCGATGAGGTGGCCGGTCCGCATGTACGTGCGGCGTGCTCGCGGCACATGAAGGATCTAGAGCACGGGCACGCGCGCGGCCTCAAGTTCGATACCGAGGCGGCTGACCGCGTCTATCGCTATTTCCGCACGGTGCTGCGGCTGAGCGAGGGCCAGTTCGAGGGCATCCCGTTCGAGCTCCACCCGAGCCAGGCCTTCATTGTGGGGAGCCTGTTCGGGTGGAAGTGGCCAGACGGCACGAGGCGGTTCCGGCGTGCCTACGTCGAGCAAGGCAAAGGGAATGGAAAATCGCCTCTTGCCGCCGGCATCGGCTTGTACGGCATGAGCGCCGACGACGAGCCCGGTGCCGAGATATACGCCGCGGCGGCTCGCAAGGAACAGGCTCAGGTGCTCTACCGCGACGCCGTCAAGATGGCGCAGAAATCGCGGGCTCTGGCCAGCAAGATCAAGTTCAGCGGCCAGAGCCCGGTCTGGAACATGGCGATGTTGGGCAAGCCGCAATCCGGCTCGTTCTTCCGCTGTGTTTCACGTGAAGCAGGCCGCTCAGGCTCAGGGCCTCGACCGCACTTTGCCCTGTGCGATGAGGTTCACGAGCACCCTGACCGGCACGTGATGGAGTTGCTCGAAAGAGGCTTCAAATTCCGAAGGCAACCGCTGCTGCTGATGACCACGAACAGCGGCACCGACAGGAAGTCGGTTTGCTGGGAAGAGCATGAGCATGCGGTCCGAGTTGCGCACGGCGATGCCGAAGACGACACGACCTTCGCCTACGTGTGCAGCCTCGACGAGAAGGACGATCCGCTGAACGATCCGAGCTGCTGGCGGAAGGCAAACCCTTTGCTGGGCTCGATCTTGACCGAGGACTATTTGCAGGGCGTCGTCAATCAGGCGCGCGCCATGCCGGGCAAGCTCAATGGAGTTCTCCGGCTTCACTTCTGCTGCTGGACCGATGCGGAAACGGCGTGGATCGGTCGCGAGGCATGGGAGGCATGCGAAGATCCCAACCTGGAGCTGGAGGACTTCGCCGGCAAGCGCGTGTTCGCCGGCCTCGACCTGGGCTCCACCAAAGACCTGAGCGCCAAGGCTCTGGTGTTCGACGACGGCAAGACCGATGACGGCAAGCCGCGGTTCGCCGCGTTCGTTCACGGCTACACGCCCAAGGACACGCTGATCGAGCGGGCACGGCTGGATAAGGCGCCTTACGACGTTTGGGCCAAGCAAGGTCACCTCACGGCCACGCCGGGCTCTGTCGTTCGATACGACCACATCGCCGATGACCTGGTCGACGACGCCAACAACTACGACCTGCAGGCGGTCGCCTACGACCGGCACTTGATCAAGCACTTCGAAGAGGCGGTCAACGAAACGGGCTCGACGCTGCCGCTGATCGAGCACGGGCAAGGCCTAGGCCAGCGCAAGGGCTGTCCACCGGACTGCAAGGAGCGGCACAAACACGAGCCGGCGCCGCTTTGGATGCCGCAGAGTGTGACCGAGCTCGAAACACTGATCTTGGAAGGCCGCATTCGCTTCGCTGTGAACCCGGCTCTGAGGTCGGCAGTGGCGTCGGCGCGGTTCTGGCAATCGCCGGCAGGCCTGAGACGGTTCGAAAAGAACAAGCCGGGCGGCCGGATCGACATGTGCATCGCACTCACCATGGCGGTGGGCGCCGCGACCGGCTCCGTACAGGTGAAGCCTCTCAAACCTCAACTCTTCTTCCTCGGCTCAAGGTAACGACATGAACCGCGCATACAGCCTTTTGACCGTCAAGCGCGTCAGCGATGACGAGCGTGTGATCGAGGGCATCGCCACGAGCGTTCAGCCCGATCGCATGGGCGACATCGTCGAGCCCAAGGGTGCAGTGTTCAAGCTGCCGCTGCCGCTGCTCTTGCACCATGACAGCAGGCAGCCGATCGGCCACGTGATCGACGCGCGCGTCGGCAAAGACGGCATCGACGTCACCGCGCGCATTATGAAATTCGAAGAGCCCGGCAAGCTGAAGGATCGTCTCGACGAAGCTTGGCAGTCTGCCAAGTCCGGCCTGATCCGCGGCCTTTCGATCGGGTTCCGCGCCATCGAGCGCTCTTACAACGAGGAGACCAACGGTCTCCATTTCGTTTCGTGGGAATGGCTGGAGCTTTCTCTGGTCAGCATCCCTGCGAATGCCGAGGCCTCCGTCACGACGGTGCGGAGCCTCTGCGACACGGCCGCGACTGGCCAGTCTGCCCCTTCCGGCGCCCCGGAAACCAAGATCATCCGACCCGTGATCCTGCGAGCCCCGACGCGGCTGCGCCCGATCACCGTCACACTTCCGGGCCGAAAGGAGGCCCAGTAAAATGGCAACCGTAGCAGAGCAGATCGCCTCGCTTGAGGCGAAGCGCGCGGCGAACGTCGCACGTATCGAGACCGTGATGCAGAAGGCTATCGACGATGGCCGCACCACGGAGGTCAATGAGCAGGAGGAGCATGACACCCTCTCGCAGGAAGTAGAGCAGATCGACGGCGACCTGGTCCGCCTGAAGAAACTTCAGACGTTCAAGGTTGCGAACGCCAAGCCGGTCAACGGCGTGGTCACCGTCGAGCGCGCTTCAGACGTTCGCGACCCCGCGTCGCCCAGCGTCATCCTCCAGCGTAAGGAGGAGCTTGCAAAGGGTATCCGCTTTGCGCGGTACGCCAAGGCGATGGGCTGCGCCTACCTGTCGATGCGCTCGGGCAACTTCAAGACAGCGCTGGAATTCGCCAAGGCGATGAACCCGCGCGACGTGGAGCTGCACGCGCTGTTTGAGAAGGCGAATGTCACGGCCGGCGGCACCAACGCGACCCACAATTGGGGCTCGCAGCTGGTGGGCACAGAGACCAGCGCCTTCGCGGACTTCGCCGAGTTCCTTCGGCCGCAGACCATCATCGGAAAGTTCGGCGCCAACGGCATCCCGGCTCTCCGCCAGGTCCCGTTCAGGACCGCGCTTGTGAGCCAGACTGCTGGCGGGTCCGGCTACTGGGTCGGCGAGAGCCAGGCCAAGCCGCTGACCAGCTTCGCGTTCGGCCGCACCACGCTGTCGCCCCTCAAGGTCGCCAACATCGCGGTGACCACGATGGAGCTTCTGCGTGACAGCTCGCCGTCTGCCGAGGCCATCGTCAGGGACAGCCTTGCGGCTGCTCTCCGTGAGCGCATGGACATCGATTTTATCGATCCTGCGAAGGCGGCTTCTGCGGGCGTGTCGCCGGCATCCATCACGAACGGCATCTCGCAGACCGCGTCTCTGGGCAATCAGGCGTACTCGATCCGTCAGGACGTGCGCGCTCTGGTTTCCAGCTTCGTGACTGCCGACAATCCTCCGACTTCGGGCGTGTGGATCATGAAGGCAACCACGGCGCTGGCGCTGTCCATGCTGGTGAACGGCCTCAGCACTCAGCCGGAGTTCCCCGGCATCAGCATGAACGGCGGCACGTTCTTTGGCATGCCGGTCATCGTGTCCGAGCACGTTCCCAGTGACACCTATGGCACGTTCGTCGTGCTCGTGAACGCCGGCGATATTTATTTCGCTGACGAGGGCGAGATCGCGGTCGACATGAGCCAGGAGGCGTCCCTGCAGATGCTCGACAACCCGACCAACGCGTCGGACAGCCCGCCGGTGCCCACCACGCTGGTCAGCCTGTGGCAGACCAACAGCGTTGGATTCCGTGCCGAGCGCACGCTGAATTGGTCGCGTCGCCGGACCGAGGGCGTCGCCGTTCTCGACGGCGTGCATTGGGGCGAGCCCGGTTCTCCGTGATGGCGGACCTGATCGCACACAAACGACTGAGCTACGCCGGGCGGAACATCCGTCCCGGCGTAGTGTTCAGCGCGAACCCGGCACATGCCCGCGTCCTAGTGGCGGCTGGCGTGGCGGGTTTTGCGCGTGAGCAGCCGCAGCCCGTAACAGCTAGCTACACGTTACAGAAGGCCGCGGACCCCATCAACGATCTGCGCGCCGCCTACGCGGCGAAGGCCGGAAAGCCACCGGACAGCCGTTGGCGCGAAAAGCGCCTGACCAAAGAGATCGCGGCGCTATGAAAATCTTCGGGTTCCAGATCACGCGCGCCAAGACGGAACAGAAGGCTGTGCAGCCGATCGGGCTCAACAGTGTTCTCGCCAATCGCGGCGGCTGGCTGCCCATCATTCGCGAGAGCTTCTCCGGCGCCTTTCAGACCAACGTCACGCTCGACCGAAACCTGATCCTGACGCACCCGGCCGTGTTCGCGTGCATGACGCTGATCGCCAGCGACATAGCGAAGATGCGGTGCCGGCTTGTGAAGCTCGACGACGATGGGATCTGGAGCGAGGTCAACAACCCTGCGTTCAGCCCGGTGCTGCGCAAGCCGAACAGCTTCCAGACGAGAATTCAGTTTTGGGAGCATTACATGCTGAGCAAGCTCAGCAATGGGAATGCCTACATTCTCAAGGGCCGCGACGCTCGCAACGTGGTGACCAGCCTGCACGTGCTCGACCCGATCCGGGTGCAGCCGCTCGTGACGGAAGATGGCGACGTATACTACCAGCTATCCTCCGACAATATCTCAGGCTTGCGCAGCCAGGTCACCGTGCCAGCGACCGAGATCATTCACGACCGGATGAATTGCCTCTTTCACCCGCTGGTCGGTCTGTCGCCGATCATGGCCGCGGCGCTGGCGGCCACGCAGGGCATGAACATTCAGAGGGACGCAACGCAGTTCTTCGGCAATCGATCCATACCGGGCGGCTTGCTGACCACGCCGGGCGACATCAAGCCCGAAGATGCCGCGATCATGAAGGCCGAGTGGGAAGCCAACTTCGGCGGCGACAACAGCGGCAAGGTCGCAGTCCTCAGCGGCGGGCTGACGTTCGATGCGATGCGGGTCAACGCGACCGACGCTCAGCTCGTGGAACAGTTGAAGTGGACTTCAGAAGTCGTCTGCTCCGTCTTCCACGTGCCGCTTTACAAGATCGGGATTGGGCCTCTGCCGGCCTACAACAACATTCAGGCGCTGAACACGGAATACTACTCGCAGGCGCTGCAGAAGCTCATAGAGGATGCTGAGCTTTGCATGGATGAAGGGCTTAAGACCGGGGAAGGCTTGGGCACGGAATTCGATATCTACGACCTGCTGCGCATGGACGAGATGACGCAAATCCAGGTCGCCAAGGAAGGCGTGAGCGCGGGCATCCTGAAGCCGAACGAGGCACGCCGGCGCATCAACCTGAAGCCAGTCGAGGGCGGCGACACCCCTTATTTGCAGCAGCAGAATTACTCGCTAGCTGCGCTGAACAAGCGCGACAGTGGGGACAACCCGTTCGGAAGCAGCTCGCCGGCACCCGCGCTGCCGCCACCTACACCCCTACAGGCTGAAGACCCGGACGCCGAGGAAGACGAGGTCACTCGCAGCATCCTCGCGGGGTACTTCAGCACCCCTCGGCTTCTACCTGCACCGGAGCATCAATGAAACCCGACCTGTCCGTGATCGGCGCACAGATTGCCGCCGACGTTCGCCGTCAGATCGCTGACGCCACGGCTCCGCTGCTGGCGCGCATCGTCATGTTGGAGGGCCGCAAGCCTGAGAAGGGTGACCCTGGTCGAGACGGCCGCGACGGCAAGGACGGCCGAGACGGCGGGAACGGCAAGGACGGTGCCGCAGGCATCACGGCCGACGATATCGAGATGGTGCAGGACGGGCACCGCGGCTTGATCGTGAAGGCGCGGGCCACCGGGCGCGTGCTGGGCGCTCTGAGGTTCCCCGTTCCGGCCTATGCCGGCGTGTTCAAAGAGGGCACCACGTACAAGCCGGGCGACATGGTGACTCATGGAGGCTCTCTCTGGCACTGCAACGACGAAACCACGACGAAGCCGGGCGACGGACCTTACACACTCTGCTGCAAGCGCGGCCGTGATGGTCGCGACGCTCCGAAGGATGGCGCCTGATGCTGTTCGTCACGCTGGCGCAAGCCATAGCGCACCTACGCCAAGACCCGGACGATATCGCGGCCGACCCGCACGCGGAAGCGGATCTGACGCTCAAGATCATTCAGGCCGAGGCGATCATCACCGACTATCTGCGCGTCGCTTCCGAGCTGTTGGAAGGCAGCCCGCCGATGGCGCTCGCGGGTTCCCCTCCGCTCTGGTCGAGCCGGGACCTGTCTGTCATTCAGTCGTCCGTGCTGTTGCTTCTGTCGGCGCTCTACGACGACGAGATGCACCGGACCGTCGACGATTACATGAAGCCCGGCGGTGTCATCGCGCTTCTGCTGGCGCGCCTGCGGAGACCGACTTTCGCATGAGGCTGAGCAAGCCCGATCCGACGCGGTGGGCCGGTCAGACTGTTGTGGTGGCAGCCCCCGGACCATCGCTCACCGAGGAAGTGGCTGAGGCCTGCAAGGGCTTCCCCACGATCGTGGTCAACAACGCATGGCAGCTTCTGCCATGGGCTGACATCCTGTTCGCGTGCGACACGGCATATTGGAAGTTTCACCGCGGCGTGCCTGCGTTCAAAGGTGAGAAGTGGTCGAGCCACGGCACCGGGAACGACAAGCAGGACGCGGGGCTGAGCTACGACATCAAGTGCGTTGCCGGCCAGCACGGGGCCGAGTTCTCTACCCGGCCGGGCCTGATCAACTACGGCAGCAACAGCGGGTTCCAGGCGATCAATCTGGCGATCCAGTTCGGCGCGCCGCGCATCGTCCTGGTGGGATTCAACATGCAGAAGGTAGGGGGTAAGACGCACTTCCACGGCGATCACCCCAAGGGCCTGCGCAACGCCGATCCGGTCCGGTTTCTCACCTACTTCAAGCAGGCGGCGAGGAAGCTGCCAGCGGGCGTCACGATCATCAACGCCACGCCGGACAGCCTTCTGTCTTGCTTCCCTAAGATGGACCTTGCGGAAGCTCTGGCGGGAAAGGTGGCGGCATGAGCCTCGACGCGGCGCGGCGCAACGAACGTCGGAAGTACGAGAAAATCTATGCGGAGCGGCCCAACTACCGGATGAAAGTAGAGCGCATGACCGACGCGGTCGCCGATCTGGCGGCTCTGCCGGCGCGCGGCGGCTACCTCGACGTATCGTGCGGCCGTGGGGAGATGCTAGACGCCGCGGTCCGTCTTGGCTTCGACCCTGTGCACGGCACGGAGATCGTGCCGTCCCTGATCGACGGCGCCCGCGTCGTTCGGGCTGAGGTGCAGGCGCTCCAGTTCTCCGACGGCAGCTTTGACGTGGCCTCGATGTTCGACGTGATCGAGCACTTGGTTCCCGGCGACGATCAGCTTGCCTGCTTGGAGCTCAAACGCGTGGCGCGGCGCCACGTGCTGCTGACAGCGAACAACAAGCCGTCCAACCGGACCGGCGTCGAGCTGCACATAAACCGCCGTCCCTATCACGAGTGGGACAGCCTGTTTCGCGAGTGGTTCTCAGGCGCTGCTGTGACGTGGATCGGCGGCGGCATCCTCGACCGCATCTCTGAGGCCTGGAGGATAGACCTGTGAGGGCGATCGTCCACGTCAACAACGCGGCGCACCAGCGCCAGCATGCGTCCTGGGTCAAGTCGGGCATGCAGCGCCATGGCGTCGAGGTGTTGTTCGCGCCTTGGAACACGATAGGGTGGGCGCGCCGTGAGTCGCCCGACCTGGTCGTTATCTGGGGTTGGAAGCAACGGCACGTCATCGCGGCTTGCCAGCAGCGCAGCATTCCCATCCTGGTGATGGAGCGAGCGCACCTTCCGCCGCGCATGGAGTGGACGAGCTGCGGCCTGAACGGGCTCGGCAACCGCGCCACATACGCCAAGGTCGACGACAGCGGCGCACGCTGGCGCGAGCACTTTGCTCACATCGAGCAGCCCTGGACCGAGCACGGCGGCTACGCGCTGATCTGTGGTCAGGTGCAGGGCGACGCCTCGCTGTGGGGCTGCGACTTCCACCAGTGGGCACAGGGAGCGACAGACACTCTCCGCAGCCGCGGGTACAATGTCCTGTACAGGCCGCACCCGCTCAGCATGAGACTTCAGAACGACTACTGGCACCCGCGCGGCGCCACGTTGTCGAAGCGGAGCCTCGCTGACGATCTGGCCGACTCTCAGATGGTCATCACCTTCAATTCGACGGTGGGCGTCGAGACGGTGCTCGCCGGCGTGCCGACGGTCACCTGCGACGCCGGCGCCATGGCGTGGCAGGTGACGACACACAGCGTCGACGCCGACCCGATCAGACCCGACCGCACCACATGGATGCACGGCCTCGCCTGGACCGGCTTCCTGCCGGCTGAGATCGAGTCCGGGTTCATGTGGGAACACCTCAAGGGGCAGATGCCGTGCGCTATGGCAGGCTAGACCGCAAGGTGACGATCCAGCGCAAGGCGACGACGGTCGGAGACGACGGCTCCGAGGTCGAGACCTGGTCGGATCTGGCCGCGCGCCGCTGGGCATCGGTGAACCCTGTCAGCGGCGACGAGCGGTTCGCCGTGCCGGAGATCGGCGCAAACCAGCAAGTCGAATTCCAGGTGAGGTGGTCGAGCAACGTTGCCGACCTGACGCCGCTCGACAGGATCATCTATCCCGTGGTGCCACTGACGTCGCCCGAGACGCCGACGCCGGACAGATCGATCTATGACATCGCCGCGGTGCACGAGATCGGGCGGCGGCGCGGGCTGCGCATAATAGCCACGAGGCGGACCGACGTAAGCTCCTGAGAACGGTCCAGAAAACCGGCTGATTCTCCATAAGATACATTATGCGAACGGAGTGCACATGAGGTCGGACAGGCTCGCCGAGATAGTCGAGTTCGCCAATTCTGACGAGTTCAGAGCATACGCGGATGAAGAGCAGCGGAAACGCTACCGGCGACACAACCTGCGCAAAAACTACAGCATCGACGACAGACGGATCGACGCGCAGGCGGAGAAGCAAGGCGGCGTCTGCTACATCTGCGGCAGTGCACCCGGAAAGCGCGGGCTCAACGTCGATCACTGCCATTCAACGGGCAAGGTCAGGAAGCTGCTTTGCACGCGCTGCAACACGGCGCTGGGCGCTCTTGAGGACAGAGAGCTACTTCCCAAGCTGATCGCCTACCTCAAAGAGCATTCGGGCCGAAAGGGTAGGAACTAGGCAATGCCACTCGCGGACATCAGACCGGCGCTGCGGGCCTACTTGCTCGCGGACGCCACCATCGCCGACGCGGTGGCCAACAGCCGCGTTCACCCCACGATCCTGCCTCAGGGCACCAACGGACCGGCGGTTCCGGCCATCGTCTACAACACCATATCCGAGGTGACGGACCATCACACACAAGGTGCATCCGGCCTGGTCATGGTTCGAGTTCAGATCGACGCCTACGCCCAGACGGCCAGCGCAGCCGACAGTCTGGCGCGCGCCATCAAGGATCGCATAGACGGCGTGCGGGCGACCTGGTCCTACGGCACGGCCAGCCCGCAGGAAAGCGTCAACGTGCAAGGCGTGTTCGCAGAGAGCGCGCGCTCAGGGTACGAGCCCGACTCCAAGCTGCATCGCATGGGTAGGGATTACCTGGTGTGGTTCGAAGAGCGCTGACAGTCACGCGACCATATCGCGGCTGAGCACCTAACCACATTCACCCGTTCCGGCCGGCTCGCAGGCTCCTCAGGGCGTGCCCGGACTTACCTGCCCTTGAGGAGCGCGGAAACTGAGAAAGGAAATCAGACAGTGACGACCCTCGCAAGCATCGGCCACCAGAACCTGTTCCAGATCTTCGATACGGCGGCTTCACCGGACACCTGGGTAACGGTTGCTGAGGTGACCAACATCACCCCGCCGCAGTTCGCCCGCGACGCGGTCGACGCCACTCATACCGAGAGCCCCGAGGCTTGGCGCGAGTTCATCCCCGGCCTGAAGGACGCCGGGGAGATGAGCTGCGAACTCAACCTTGCTCCGGACACCGCCACCATGGATCTGGCGCTGGCTCAGTTCAATAGTGACACTCTCACTCAGGCACGGATCCTGTTCGCCGACGGGACGCAGACCGGGCCGTCGCCGACGTGTTCGCGCTTCACGTGCTCGGGCGTCGTTACCGGCTTCCCTCTCGCGGCGCCGATGGATGACAAAATGAGCGCCACCATCACGCTGAAGATCTCCGGCAAGCCGACGTTTGTCCGGGCCAGCTGATGAGCAAGGCAACGGGCGAGGTCGGCTTTGATGCCGACGGCGAGCGCTTCACTCTGACGTTCTCGATTGATGCGCTCTGCAATCTGGAGGAGGCTGCTGGCTGCAGCATCTCCAAGATCGGCGAAGGCTTGCGGGACGAAGGCAAGCCGCAACTTCGCACGATCAAAACCATGTTCTGGGCGGCGCTCACAGAGCGCCATCCGGACATGACTCAGAAGGATGCGAGCACACTCATGGGCAAGATTGGGTTCGTCACGGCGGGCCGGCTTGTCCTGGAGGCGTTCGCGCTTGCGTTCCCAGATTCCGAGGTGGTGCCAGTCCCTTTGGAAATCAAGCCGAGGTCGAACAGCCGGCGTGCACCGACTGGAACCCGGCTCACCGCGAATGGGTAGCGCTTGGGCTTGACCCGGCGCTGTTCTGGAGCTGCACGCCCAAGAGGGCACACGCCATCTTCGACGGGCGACGCGAAGCTCTCCGACGCGATCACAACAACAGGGCATGGCTTGCGTGGCACATCGCTGTGCTGCCGCACCAGAAGCGCATGCCGTCCCTGAAATCCCTCCAGATCCCTGAACGCGAGCAGCGTCAGCAGACGTGGCGACAGCAGATGCAGGTCGCCCGTATGTGGACGGTCGCCCTTGGCGGAACGGTGCACTAGACATGCTCACCATCAAGATGGACGGCCTCAAGGATTGCGAGGAAGCCCTGAACGAGCTGACCAACGCCACGGCGCGCAACGTTCTCCGGCGCGCGCTGATGCAGGCTGGTGAGCCCGTCAGGGCCGCTGCGGAGAGCCTGGCACCCGTGCGCACGGGAAAGCTGAAACAGGGCATCGTCACGACGACGCAGCTCAGCAGGCGGCAGCGCAAGTCCAACCCGAAGCAGTCTGCGGTCGAGGTCTACGTTGGCGCGGGCGGTGACAGGGCATCGTTCGCGCATCTGGTCGAGTACGGCACGTCGGACACGGCGCCGAAACCTTTCCTGAGGCCGGCTATCGACGCCAATCAGAGCGAAGTCATCACGTCGTTCGTGGACATCCTGAAGGCTGAGGTCAGCAAGGCGCTGGCGCGTGCGCGCCGCAAGGCAGCGAAAGGAGCCTGAGACATGAGCGAGGCTGTTGCGGCCGTCCGCTTTGATATCTCTGCCGAGACCGCCAAGCTACAGGAGGGCGTGAGGAAGGCGAATGCCATCCTGGCTCAGCTCCGTGGCCAAGCCACTGGCATTGAGGCGGCATTCTCTCGCCTTGGGAGCATGCTGGCCGGCGTGTTCGCCGTCAGCAGCATCACCACTTTCATCGGTCACGCCGTCGAGGCGGGCGCGAAGGTGGACGACCTGGCTGCGCAGGCCGGCCTGACCACCGTCGAGTTTCAGGAGCTGGCATTCGCGCTGCGTAAAGCAGGCGTCGAGCAGGAGGCAATGTCGGCGGCGTTCGCGGTGTTCGGCCGCAACCTGTCCGACCTGAACCGCGGCACGGGCTCGCTGCTCGACTTCACGAGGCGGTTCGCACCGGCTCTTGGCGAGCAGCTCAGGGGCGTCAGGGATACGTCTGAGGCCTTCCGCATCCTGGTCAGCTTCCTTGGCACGCTCACCGATCGGACCGATCAGCTGAGGGTGGCTCAGGTAGCTCTTGGCCGGCAGGGTTCCAGGCTGGCTGTTGAGGCGGCGAGCATCGGCGATGGACTGAACGCGGCCAGACTGGCAGCGCACCGGGCCAACGTGGTGTTCTCTGAGGAACAGGCGGCGGCTCTAGAGACAGCTCAACAGTCTTGGCGGGATCTCGGAAACGCGATCACCGTCACGACCGGAAAGATTATTGCGGCGCTCGTCACCATGGGCACGCGACCGCGCGTTGTCGACGCTGAGGGCCTTCAGGCCCAGATCGACATGCTCACGCAGGTTCGCGACCGTGCCGGTCTAGCAGGCCAGAGCGTTCAGCGCCTCGACCGTGACATCGCGCGCCTGAGACTCCGCCTTGAGGAGAGCCGGCACGCTGCAGACAACTTCCTGGGCCAGATGGGGCAGCCGGCGCCGCCGCCGCCATCCGGCATTGAGGACACAGACAGGATCAAGGCGGCTCAGGCGGCTCTGCAGCTCCTGCAGTCTCGCCTCCAGGCGATACCGCCGGCTGCGTTCCAGATGAGCGCGGCATTCCGGCAGGCGCTGGGTGCGTCGATCGCCGTCATAAACCTGACTGCCGATGTCGAGCAGCGCGGTGCCATGGCTACCGCCGCGGCCAATCAGATGCGGCTGCAGGCATATCAGGCTTACACGGCTGCCCTTGGCGCGTCGCTACCGCTGCAGGAGCAGCACGCCATGAGGGTCGCTCAGATCAATCTGGCGATCCAAGATCAGGCGATGCGGCAGCTCGCATTGAACCAAGCGAATCTCGATTACCAGACCGGGCTTATGAACCTTGCGACTCAGATGGGCGCGGTCGTCACGCCCATGGAGGCCTACCGGCTGAAGCTGGAGCAGATCGCTCAGACCATCCGCGCCAACCCTGAGCTTGCCGGCAGGATGGCGGGCGCGAACACGAGGGCGGCGGCGACCATGGTCGCGGCCTACGCTGGCGCTGCCAACGATATCGCCGGCAACCTGAGCCAGATGTTCCAGAAAAATAAGGGGCTGTCGGCTGCCGCGGCGATCATCTCCGGCTTGGCTGGCGCGGCAAGGGCAATCGAGATCTACGGCCCGACGCCTTGGGGCTGGGCGGCTGCCGCGTCGGCCGCTGCTCTGGGCGTGGCGAATGCGGCCAAGATCATGTCCCAGAGTGAGAGCGGCACGGGCGCGCCAAGCTCTGGCGGCGGACAGGCTCCCCCTGAGGCGCCGCAGATGTCGACTTCTCAGGCTTTCACAATCTCAGTGGCACCGGGCCGGTACAGTCATGATGAGGTGATGCAGATCATCGCTGACATCAATGACCGCGTGCAGAACGGCGCCACCCTCATCTCGACGCAGGTCCGCTGATGATCGTCATTTCGAGCTCGCTCGCGCTATCGCCCACGCCGACGAACCCGCTCAACACGCCGGTGTTCGGATGGGAGAGCCTCGTCACCGCGGAGAGCGTGACGGCCACCTCGTCGGCGGCCGACTTCCCTGCCTCAAACGTGGCAAACAACAGCACCAACTTGCGCTGGGTAGCCGACCCTGGCTCCCCGGCGGTCGATCAGTACCTTGAAGTCAGCATCGCCGAGGTGGACCCGATCGACTATCTCGCGGTCGCGGTCCACAACTTCGGCAGCGACGGCATTCCAGTGTCGGTCGAGGGCTCGATCGGCGGTTCGCCCGAGTGGTTCGAGCTGACATCCCCGCAGATGTTGGCGAACGACGATCCCGTGATCTTCCGCTTCACGCCTCAGAGTCTGAGCGGCATCCGCCTCAGGATGCAGCCGGGCGTCGACGCGCCTTACGTGGCGGTGCTCTACGTCGGCAAGCTGCTCGTCTGCGAACGCGGCACCCACCAGGATTACCAGCCGATCAATCTCGCGCGCGACACCAACGCGCCGATCGGCATCAGCGAGTCCGGGCATTTCCTGGGACGCGTCGTCATCAGTGAGAGCCGCGCGTCGCCGTTCGCGCTCAAGCTGCTGCGGGCGACTTGGTATCGCCAGACGATGGACCCGATGGTCAGGGTTCTCCGCACGACGCCGGTCTTCTTCGCGTGGAAGCCGACGGAGTTCCCGAACGATGTCGGGTTTGTATTCGTCACCAACAACCCGAAACCCACCCGGCACTTCGACACCGGCACCATGGCTATCGACTTCCAAATGACGGGCGTCGCAGTGGCATGACGAAGGTCCTGGAATACGTCGAGCTCGAAACCCGGCCTTGGGTGGACGATCAGTCACCGCCGGCGGACGATATCGTCTGGCGCTTCACCATGCCGACGGAGTTCACGCCAAAGGATATAGACGCAATCCCGTCCGTTCGGTCTGTCAGCTTCACGCCGGCAACGATCAGTCTTGGCGAGAACCTGGGAACGCGCGCGAGCCTCACGATCACGTTCCAGGATCACAAGCACATCTTCAACGGGGAGCCGTTCGACCAAGGTACGTTCTTTGCCAAGTGGCGCGGGCGATACCTCACTCGCTTCCGCGGCAGGCCGGTGCGTTGGATCAGGGGCGTGCTCGGCCAATCGCTCGCCGAGATGGAGACTTGGCACTTCGTGGCCGAGAGCGTGAGCGGGCCGACGCCTGATGGCGCCTACACGCTCGTCGCTCAGGACATCCTGAAACTGGCCGACGATGACCGCGCCTTGGCGCCACGTCCGACGCGCGGCTTCCTGGTCGCTCCGATCGACACCGACGACACAGCGGCCACGATGGGTCCAACAGGAATCGGCAACATCGATTATTCGGCATCGGGCTTCGTGGCGATTGCCGGTAAGGAGGTCGCCTCGTTCACACGATCCGGCGACGCCTTGACGATCACTCGCGCGCTCGCGGTGCCGGGCACGACGTATGAGACGGAGGTGGTCGAGCACGATGCCGGCGCTCGCGTGCAGCAATGTCTTGCCTACCTGGCCGATGATCCCGCCGACATCATCTACGACCTGTTGACCACATTCGGCGGAGTGGACCCTAGCTATATCGACCTGGCGGCCTGGCAGACAGAGACCGCCACGTACCTGCAGACGCTGTACACGGGTTTCATCACCGAGCCGACTGGTGTAAACAAGCTCGTCTCCGAGCTGATCGAGCAGGCATCGCTTGCGGTGTGGTGGGACGCCATCGCCCAGACGGTGCGCCTCCAGGTCCTGCGTCCTGTCTCGACCGCGTCAGCCGTCTTCAGCGAGGATAAGTTCCTAGCGCGGTCTCTGAAGACGCAGGAGCAGCCCGGCAAGAGGATATCCGAGGTCCTCTTCTATTACGGGCTCCGGGAACCTCTGAGACCAATCGACGAGGATGACAACTACCGGGCCATCATTCTGACGACGGACCCGACGGCGGGGACAGAGTATGGGGGCGTGGTCACCAAGACGATCAAGTCGCGGTGGGTGCCGTTCGGCGCGGGGCAGACGGCCACGCGCGCAAGCAACAACCTGCTGGGCCGCTTCCGTGACCCGCCTCGCCGGGTCAACTTCGACACGTGGCGCTTTGCTCCTGACGTGCCAGAGCTCGGCGGCGGCTACCAGTTCGGGTGGACCGAAAACACGGATAAGGACGGCATCCCTGCTCTCGCACCGATCCAGGTGACGCGGCTGAACCCGTCACCTGAGAAGTATGCCGTCGAGGCCGAGGAGGTCCTCTTCACCTTCTTCGATCAGGCCGATCTGGCGAATCGCGTCATCACCATCCCGAGCAACATCAACAATGTCAACCTCAGGGAGATGCATGACACGATCTATCCGCCGATCACGGAGGATGATCTCAGCGCATCTCCGCCCGTAACTGTGACGTGCGTAATCGCCGATGGAGTCATCGTCGGCAGCACCAGCACTTCCCTACCGGCGTTCGACGTGGGCGACTGGCTCATCGGCTTCACGCCGCTGTTGCAGCTCAACGGCCGCATCCAGGGCAAGGGCGGCAACGGAGCGAGCGCCGATACCATTGCCGCAGGGCAAGCGGGCGGTGTCGCTCTCTTCTCGCGTCACAGCATCGACGTGGAATACGGCGCATCCGCCGAGATATGGGGCGGTGCCGGTGGCGGCGGAATGAGCATAGGAAGCGACGCTTTTGGTGGCGGCGGCGGTGCAGGCCAGTTGCCCGGCTCCGGCGGCAGCGCGACTGGTGGATTTCCAGGAAGTCCAGGAACGACGGACGACGGTGGGGATAGCGGCACGCCATCGAGCACCGCAGGCGACGGCGGCGATCCTGGCCAGCCGGGCAATACCGGAGCGTTCGGGTTTGTCTTCACTGCTGGCGGTGCGGCGGGCTCTGCCATCGATGGCGTCAGCTTCGTAAACGTGGTCAGCGGCAGCGCCGACGTGCGCGGCGCCACGGTCAACTGAGGGCAGACAATGGCTTTTGCAGCATGGCAAGCGACGATCGTTGACGACGCCGGCAACGTCCAGGAGAATGCGTCTATTGAGGTGCTGCGCGATATCGCCGGCCAGCCTCCGGCGCAGTGCTACTCGGACCGCAACGGCACTGATCCGATCGGCAGCACGTTCAACGCCGATTCTGACGGCTTCGTCAGGTTCTTCGTTGCCGGGGGCGCCTACCAGATCACCGCGACGCTCGGCGCGTTCTCGCGCGTTTGGCGCTACGTGGCGATCGGCACGGCGGGTGAAACTGACTTAGCCGGGATTACGCCGGTCGGCGCCGCCGGCACTTACCTGCGAAGCGATGGCGTAGGCCTTGGGTGGGCTCCTATAAGCCTCGACAACGAAGACTGGCTTACTGGGCGCAATGCTGGGGACGATGCCGACCTCAATATGTTCCGGGTCAATGAGTTTAACTACACCGAGTTCGAAAATCCGATTTTCTACGATAATGGCGAGGGCTTCAACGATCGGCACGCGATCTTCTCCATCGAGCGTCACATCACGACTATTCCGACCGATATCTTCCCTAACATCTGGTCTCTTGCCCAGGGCAGAGGGGACAACACCAACTTCGTGGGCGTTGCCGGCGCTGATCTACGAGCCTACGACAACGATGACATAACTGCCTTGACCAAGGGGTGTCTGTACGCCCTGCAGCTCGTGGTCCGCCCGCTAGTGGAGCGAAACAATTCCCCGTTCGATGATGTTGTCGGCATCAACATCGTCAATGTCGGAACAGTGGCGGGGGTGGAAGCGATCTTTGTCGGCGAGGGCAGTTCGCCGATCGTCGGCAACCACTGGCAGGCGATTATAGGCAATAACGCTGATAGCGAATGCGTCCTACGCTCAACCGGCACGCATGACTATGGTATCGACTTCTTCAGCGTCTCTCCTGCGACGTTTAACCAAGCCGCCATCCGCATCCCGAACAATACCACGATTGTTGCCAGGAACTCTGGGGGTGATGGCGACCTCCCCATCGCTATAGTTGACGGTGACGATATAGTCATTATTGGGGACGGGATTGGTATCGTTCCTGAGGCCTCAACTGTATTTGTAGACGTGACTACCTTTTCGGTGGGCTCCACCAGTGTGTTTTTTGACAATATTCCAACAACTGCAAGTGCAGCCAACGCCAACCTGGATGCGGCGAACAGCAATCGGCTGCGCAGGTCCACATCCAGCGGGGCGTTCAAGCGCAACGTGGAGGACATCGAGTCCGATAGAGTCGCTAGTGTCATCAGCGCTCTTCGGCCGGTGTGGTTCCGGTCCGACATTCCGACCGATAGACAAGATTGGTCGTGGTACGGACTGATTGCCGAGGAGGTGGCGGCCGTCGACCCCCGGCTCGCGGAATGGGGCTACAATGACGACGACTATGAGGCTGTGTCTGATGAAAATGGAAAGCAACGGAGGCGCGTTGGACGCCGGCTGAAGCCGGACGCGACCCTGAAACCTGTCAATGTGGCGTACAGCCATGTGGGTGTCTTTGCGCTCGCGGCTGCTCAACGCGGCTTGGCACGCATCGCCGAAATCGAGACTAGGCTAACAAACCTGGAGAATGAGAAATGAAATCGATTCCACTCCGTACTGAGCAGCCGTTTCGTACGCTAAAGATTATCGAGGCTGTAGCCAGCCAGGGCGCGAACGGCATCAAGCTGGACGAGCAAAGGCGCCGCTGCCGCATCCTCGATGCGATAGAGAAGCTGCCGGCAGAGGCCGACACGCTGGTCCTGGAGGATGCCGATCACGCCTTCCTGGCTAGGCTCGTCGCCGAGTTCCCGTTCGGCGTCGCGAGCCCCGGCCTGTTGGCGGTCATCGAGGAAGTGATCGCCGCCAAGGAAACGGCCGCTCCATAAAATCCGAGGAACGCAAGGGATAGGGACGCCAGCAACCTGGACCCCCGCCGACCTGCCACCCTGGACGAACTGAAAGTGCGCCGGCCGATCCGCTTCCCAGGGCGGTAGTCTTCGGCCGGCGCTAGTTGCGGCTAGGCACGCTAAGACCTAGCCGGGGCTCAGTAGGCGCGGATGCCGCGCCTGAATCTCAGTGTCAGCTAGCTGATGCGCTCTGTGCGCGCAATGTCTGCACGGACACAAACAACAGAATTCTGATCTGGCGTACACCTAACGAGAGGACGACGCATGACGGCGTGGCTAGATCGCCTCGTAGGGTATGAGCGTGCCGGCTTCCGTGAGGTGCCCGGCAAGGCCTCCAACCCCGTAATCCTGAAATGGGCGCACGGTGCAGGGCATGCATCTTGGGTGACGGACGATGTCACCCCCTGGTGCGGCATCGCCATGGCCGGCGTGCTCGACGAGTGCGGCCTCGGCGCGGCGGTTCCCAAGGATCCGGCGGCAGCAATCTCATGGATGAATTGCGGCGTGCCTTGCGAGCCTAAGCCGGGCGCTATAGCCGTGTTCCCGCGCACGGGCGGAAACCACGTGACCGTCATCAAGTCGATCGAGGGTGACAGGTGGCACTGTGTCGGCGGCAATCAGAGCGACAGCATCTGCACGTCGACATTCGACGGCCGAACGGCGCGCGGCACGCGCTGGCCGGTGGCAGAGAAGACGCCGGCGGAGATGACGGCAGAGAGCCGCATTGCCGCTGCCGCAGCGCGTCAGAAGCGCGATCAAGCCGTCTCGGGTGTCTCCGGCGCCAGCATCCCGGCAACGCCAGCGCCTGCCGCTCCTGATGCCGTGCCGGCGCCTATCCCCGGACACTGGCGCCAGTCGGTTGAGAACATGCTGGGTGACTTCGCTTGGTTCAAGCAGGCGGCCGGCGGCGTGATCGACTTCGCCTCGTTCGTCGGCAGCAAGTGGTGGTTCGTGGCAGGCGGCATCGCCGGCTACTTCCTGCTTCGCTCGCTCTGGGACAGCCACCGAATCCAGCTCTGGCGCACTGAGGATCACAACAACGGACGCACGACATGATCGGCATCGTTGCAGGGTTCGTCTTCGACACGAAGCTAGGAAAAGGTCTGGTCGCCTTCGTCGCCGCGGCGGCGCTGTTCGGCACCTGGCTTTGGCGGCATGACGCGAAGGTCGAGGCTCGCGTCGAAACCAAGATCATCACCGAGGCAAAGGACGCGGGGAAGAAAGCCAATGCGAAGGCTAGCAAAGCTCACCGTGCTGCTGAGCAGCCTGGTGCTGCTGACCGGGTGCGGTCCAAGTATTGTGCTGATTGCAACTGACGAGCTGTGCAAGAGCTGGAGGCACCAGCCGACGCACAAGGGCGATAAGCTCACTGAGAAGACGGCGGCCGGGATCGAGGGTAACAATGAAGCCCGGCCGGCGTGGGGCTGTGCGCCTGGAAAGAACGAAGCCAAGTCGACCGGACCGTAACTTTTAGCTGTGTGTTACGGTCCTAGTCGCGGTCTGCGACTTCGGCCTCGATCTGGGCTTTCTCGACCTTCTCGCCTAGGCGACGCACCAGCGTGTCCATCGCGGACATGGCGTTGTAGGTGTAGCTGTTGCCGACGTACTGGTAAGCAAGCTCTGCCTCGTGCAGGGCTTCCTTTGCCAGCTTCTCCAGGCTCTTGTAATGCGCGACCTTCGTGTCGCGTCGAGTGGCCTCTGCTGCATCGATGCCCATGGTGCTCTCCTAGCTCTTATCGTCTTTCATCTTGTCGCGGAATTTCTTGTCGAGGTCTTTGACATCGCGCTCAAGGCGCTTCTCTTCGACAGCCTTGTCGATCCGCTCGCGTCGCTCTTGAACCTCGCGGCGAGCCTTATCATCCTCCGTCTGCCTTGCCATGAGCGGTCACTCCGTTTAGATGACCGCTATGTTGTATCACCACTGGTCAATTAGTCCACCGGCACGCCGGCATGCGGCAGGTGCACGCGTCTCTTGCGCCGCAGTGGGGGCAGTCTCCGATCAGAGCGGAGACCTGCAGCGCCAG